CCGTCCCTGCCAGACATCTCCACACGAGTGGTTCTGGGAAGGGAGATTCCTGCATACTCCAGGGCAGTCTGAATAGCTCGGAGTTGGACAGAGGCAGGGACTTTCTGTGTACCCATAGCAATGGACAAGAGCTTTTCGATAAGCTTTGCAGCATGCTCCCCGACTTTGTTACGTGCAATCTCCCGAACTTCGCAGATTCGCTCGAAACGTTTCTTTGCCTCATACTGGTCAAACGCCTCTGCTCTCCTGGTCCACTGGAATCTGTGACTCCAGTTCTGCCACGTTGCAGAAACTTTGCACTTATCGCTTTCCTCAAATCCCCTCGAAAGAGCATAGGCTTTCCTGACAGACCTTCCTGGACCAAGATTCAAATATTGCAGAAAGGCAGAGTATGCAGCACTGGTCTCTCTGTCCAGTTTCCCCCAAGGCTGCATTTCTGACTTTTTGAGAGGAGACTCTGTTTCGATCCCTGTCCACTTTCGAATTCTGGTCTGTGGTCTGCTCATTTTCCGAATCCCTTTCCGAAGCCTCCACTCTCTACCGGTCCCGGTTCTTCCGAAACTGGTTCCTCTGGTTCAGTCTGAATCGCAGGATCGAGAAAAACAAGAGTAGAATTTCGAATCTCAGCACAGAGTTCGATAAGAACTGTCACAAGTTCTGCAGGTTCTCTAACTGCACTAGTAGGAGTTGTCGCAACAAACGCAGCCCACGAAAGAAGCAAGTTATACTGCTGCTCCCTGGTTAGCATTGTCCATTCTGCCCAGCGTCTCTGTGATTCACTCTCACTTTCTAGGAACTGCGGAAAAGCGAACGGAAGGCCTCGGACAGGCTCTGAAACCTCGAAAGAGCTTGATAACATGTCCTGCAGTTTCTGCTTTCGAAGCCTTGTCAGAGCGTCTGCGTGGTCTTCTTTGTCCACTCCTTGAGTCCACCTTGACTCGTCTCCGTCTGCTTCCGGCTCTGCTCTGCAGTCTGCACACAAACTGTCACTTCCGATCATACCTTCGACAAAAGAGCCAACTCCACAAATCTTACACTTCTCCAGTTTAACTCCCACCAGTCCACCCTATGGCTGCCCCTCCGACACATCTAGACAAATAGTCCCTACCAGTTTCGAAATGTCCACAGTTTTTGTTCCTACACAGAACACCATATCCAGACATTCCGTCGACAGCATCGATCGGGTGTTTACACTTTCGGCAGACGGTCAAAAGATTTGAAGGTCTGATTCTTCGATAAACTTTCGACAACTGCTTTCTGTCCAAATTCAATGCAATTCTCCTCTTTTGTTGAGACCTTCCGTACACTCAAGGTGTGATAGCCTGTCCAGAATCATCCTGGCAATGTGAACCACTTCTGCCCTGGTGATTTTGTGCATAGTGACGCTATGCATATCGAAAGCAATTCGGAAAGCCCAGTCCACATCACATACAGCCTGATACCGCTTCTCGTTGTCACTTGACATTCCCGAAGATTCCCCAAGCCAGGATTAGAAGAACGAAGAGAATCAGAATCGAAAATACAATCCAGAACTCTGCACTCTCTCGCATAGTCCTCCTTCCAGTTCTGCGATTAACAGACGCATTGCCATGGGATTGACTGCCATGAATTCTGCAGATTTGAAAGATAGCTTTCGAACTGTTACAGAGGAATCGACTCTAGAACGAAGACAAACGAAGACACAGGAATCTGTCACAACACAGGACCAAACAAGCCCCTGCATTCTGACAGGATCCTTGTGCAGCTCTTTTCTCAGATTCCTACGCCTTCCCATTACAGACCCTGAGCCCACAGTGTGGACAGAAGTTCAAAGTCAAGTGCTCAATCAGCCAGACTATGAATTCTGAATCCAGGTTCTCTACGAACTCTGACAAAGCTTCTGCTTTCTCCATTTTCGACAAGTGTTGCTTGCACCTGTCACAGACCAGAGAACAACAGGCACAAATCCATTCTGGTGAACCTGCTACATCTGGCATACTAGAAGGTCTTCCACACTCTCTGCACTGGATATGTCGAATGATTTTAGACACAAAAGACCCCCTAATCAAACACCTGTATTCTGAATTCTAATCCTGATTCCAGGATTGACAATTGAAGTTCCGAGGACTCTTGCCTGTTGTTTCGAAAGAGGAAAGTAGAGCAGAGTTTGTGTGCCCAGATGAACTATGGTCTGTTCTCTAGAAGACACTATTGAAATTTCTGTGTTGTTAGACAGTGGCTCTCCTGTGTCTAGTCTTGGTCCTTTGCAACCAGATAGACAACCTTGACGAACGAGGAATCTTCCACAATCAGAACAGACGTACATCTTCAAACCCAGCAGTCACATGTGAAAGAAGGACATCCTTTCTTTCCACAAACAAAGCAAAAATTGATTCTGAGAAACTCAACAAGTTCAACTCTGGATTCATCTGACAGGAGAGCAATCCCATCTTGAATCCAAGTTCTCATTTCCTGTTGCTCTGATAGTTCTCGAGAATCCAGGTTCCGATCGTGACTCTGGATCTGTGACAGATTGGACATGTTCTGTATCCTCCATCCCATGATTCCATTTCGATTCCACATTCGAAACAGATACAGGGGTTGATTGTAGATTCGTTAGAGTCGACAACTTAGACAGACATGGACTTTCGCTTTTTGGTCATAGAATCTACTTGCCTGTAGTTTGCCAGTGTGCTCCTTTCCACTCAATCTCTGCCCTACAGTAATAGCAACGGAATTTCCCTTTCGGAAAAGCATGCAAAAGCTTTAGACATTTAGGGCACTGTCTTGAGCGTTCTTCGCCTTCGATCTGTTTGAAGTCTTGTACTAGACTATTCAGATCTCTTGCTGGCTCAGAATCGAAATGGACTTCATTTTCGTCTATGAGAACTCTTGCAGCTTTCGCTTCGAAGACTTTCTGTTTCTTTTCAGTCTCCAAAGGGCATATTTCTTTAATTTGCTCCAGAACCTGTTCTACCCAGTATTCAGCTTCCTGTTTCTCACTCTCGAAAGAGAGACTTGTTCGGAATATCTCATAGAAGACTTTTATGATCTCTATTCTCAAGAGTTCTTCTTTCGAAAGTTCTGTGGCGGAAGGTTCTTCGTGTTTGATCTTCCAGAAGGCAAACCCTTGTTCATCTTCGACAGGGTCTATCCAGTCTCGAATCATGAGATTAGAGCACTGATTGCAGAGAAGTTCAGATCCGATCTTTCCTGGTCCGATGTATAGCTTGCATTCTGGGCATCGATCGAAAGCGTCTATTTCAATGTGAGCTTGAGTAACCGCGTATTTACTTTCGAAAGAGGATTCTTCTGATTCTTCTTCGTGTCCCTGTTTATTCAATACTGCTCCACATTGACCGCACCTCTTTCCTTGTTCGTATGACAGTTCAGTTGTCTCTGTGTAGTGCAGACACCTTGAGCACTGATATTCGAATGGTTCAGATGGACTAATTGGATCCTTCTTTTCAGAATCTGTTTCGAAAGAGCATTTGTTTGATTTTTCAAAGACCGAAGTCAAAGCGAAAGAATCACGAATCATGTTTATGATCTTTTCTCTGAACAATTCAAGATCTTCAATTCGATCGTAGATATCAGTCCAAGTCTTTTGTCTTTCTTTTTCCATTCTTTCAATTCGATTTTCAATTTCTGATTGTGTCATTTCTTTTCCTTCTGTTTGCTTTGGGTTCTTCTTTCTTATCTCTCTTGTTCCCCTCCGGGGAACGTTCTTTGTGTTACTCCATTGCCTATTAGTAGAGCGCGTGCGCGCCTATAATAGATAGAGTCAATGCTCTCCCCTGCAATACCTGCAAGCCCACTTCGACCTTTCTGGGAAGTCGAAGAGTATGAGTTCTTCAGCGCAACTTTTTCCGTTGCAGTTCTCACACCGGACAATGTGAGGAACCCTGATCCTGCCTCCGGCCTTTTCGAAACAGAACTGTAGAAGTACTGTGTTCCACACCGGATGCAGATAGCCATTAGTAGTTCTCCCTGTGCCACTTGTCTAGGAACGCTTCCCGTTCTTTTTCCTGCTTTCGTTTTTTCTCGAGTCTGTATTCTTTCGACATTCGAAGAGCTTGTTCTTGCTCTGCTTTCAGTTGTCGAAGTTGCTCGGCAGATTTTCTGTCCTGAAGTTCTTTCTGCTCCTTTTTCGAAAGTAGTAGAGGTGCATCAGGGTCTGTGATTTTCGAGAGGCATTCCAAACACAGATTACCTAGTGTGATTTGCTCCTCTGGCAGCGGATATTGAGCGTTGTATGTGATTGAATACCCGACTCTACATACACCACGAAGGTGCAGCATTTCAATCAGGATCTTTTTTGTCCTTCTGACATTGAACGGAGACCTTCCGGGGAAAGAAACGGAGCCAATCAATACGTCATGATGGAACGTGTGTGCTTTTCCTTCGACTGTTCCGAGTTGGAAACTCCATCCAAAGGCGTCGAGACAATTAACAATCCAGGACGCATTCTCTAGCATCACAGACTGCTGCTCGTTTGCTTCCTGCTGGCTCTGTGGAGGCCTTGGGGCTTCGGTTGCTCGCAGATAGACAGACTGGAACAGAGACCCTACAGAACGCCCCTGAGCCCTCAACAGAGGCCTTATGGCTCTCCAGGCTGGAACATCTGTAGGGTCATCCTGCAAGAGCCTCCAGAGTCTCTCTGCTTCCTCTCTCCCGGTCCTACGCATGACTTATCTTCTACCTCTTCTGAGAAGAGAAACGATCCGTTCTACTTCATCAGAATGAACTTCTTCCTTGCAGACCACTTCGTCTTTCTTTGCCTATGATTCGAGCGTCTTTCGAACTGAATCCATCGAAGGGACAGGGCAGAATCCTTCGTCCTTTGCAGCCATTCTTTTGAGTTCTGCTAGGACTTCAGAGACTGTCCCTTCTCCAATCGATACAAGGGCAAGATTGACCTTCTGATACGTTTCAAGCTTCTGCATCGTCTTCTCTCCACAAGACAATAATCGTGCCTTCATCTGACAGGCCGATCGATGCTTTCTCTTGCGTATAGCCTCGGAGGTATGCAGAAACTTCTCCGTCCAGCAGGGACACTTTGACAAGCTCAGGGTAGATTCCGTTAAACCACTCCCCGTCTTCCTGCATCGATGTGATTCCTGCTGCTACGAACGCGAACCATGATCCGGCTACTGCCACTTCTGCAATCGTGTGCCAGGTGGAAACGTGCTTCTCAAAGTCCTCTTTCGAAAGAGGGTCTGGAAGGTCTGACAAATTCTGAAGAACGAGAGCCTTGCCAGCCTTCGCGCAACAAGCCTGAACTGCGTTCCTTCTATCTTTTCGGAGTCCTGCTACTTGATCGTGAAACTTCTTCTGCCTGGCTTTGCGCGCCCTATTCCTGCTTCTGCTGTTTCTGCCCACTTGACTACACCTGTGCTCTGATTATTGTGAGGATTCCTTTTAAGTCTAGCCCCTCGGTGGACACTCCCAGCCACTACGCTGGGAGTTGTCTGTTCTGCTGCTGTTTCTTCTCGTGTTCTCGGAGAGCTACCCCACAGAGCACAGGTTCAGATTCAGTCTTGATCCAAGCCTGAAACTTTTCTACGTTATTTCCTCTGGAATCCTTTTCGAAAGAAACTTTGTAGTAGCATCTGCGAATTTCGGCCTGTTGACAATCAGCCTTTCGAATCTCAGTAGGGAACTGTGACTCTTTCACAAAATCCCATCTGTTTCGAATGCATGACCAGAACGTCTTTGCCACCTTCTGAACAACCATTTTGTCTCCTTATGTCGGAACTGCTTTGGGTTGGGATTGGTTCGACTAGGCTACTTCCTGCAGTGGAAGAGAGCCCTGCACGTCGTCTGTCGAGAACAGGATCGTCTTCGACTTCACAGCTTTACAAAGCCTCGAAAGCATCTTCTCTTCGACCCTTCGATCTTCCACAGTCCATGCCAGGGTAACGATCCCTGTATCTCCGACAATCGAAGCTTTCGGCCTGTTGACCGGAGCGCCAATTAGTTTCGCAGAGTAGCGTTTGTTCTTAGAATCGGAGAACTTCAGAACCTGTGTAGGCCATGCATTCGACTTGAAAGTCACTGCAACAGTGCCTTCGATGTCTTCTCCTGCCTTCTTCGCTGCTTCAAGTGCTCCTTCCATTTCAGGAACAGAGCCTGTCCAGATATCTTCAATTACGAGCTTTGCACGACAGATATAGAAAGTCTGTCCATCTTCGCTGTTGTACTTTTCTCGCACTTCGATCCTGTCAATCTCTACAGACTTCTTTTCGAATTCAAACATGTTTCTTTTCTCCTGTTGCTTGTGTTGTTTTTCTTTCTCTCCCCATGTAAACTTTAATATAGTCTTTCCTACTCCTTTTTCTTTCACTTGCTCGTATTTATCTTCTAACCACTCCGGTCTGTCATCTACTAGAATCCCTTCTTCTGTCAGGACATCTAGAAGCGGCTTTGCGCCTCCTATGAGATTGCCTTTGTCCAGTGTTTGGGGACCATATCGAATCAAAAGAAGATTGACTTTGACACTCGGAGGGGTCCATTCTCCTTCGACTTCCCCTTTCGGGACTTTCCCGTTGTGAGTTGTAAGCTTTCCGTTATTGCATCCTGCCGGAAGATTATTTCTTCCAAGTCTGGATATAGCAGAACGGATTAACAGATGAAGGTCTTTTTTGTGATCCCTGTACTGAGCCCAGTGCAGCCGTTGTATACGGTTCTGGCTCAGCGTAGGGACAGGGATGGACAGAAGTGCAGTCCGTTCTGTCATTTGTCTGGCGTATCCTCTCTGTCTGAAACAGTATATTCCATACCGCAAACAGTACAACGAACCACGCCCTTCTTAGGGCTGTAATTCATTAAACGATTCCACTTTTTATGCAGTTTATCCTGTCCAGGATTCTTACATCTGTGGTTTGTACACTTTCGAATCATAGTGCCTCCTTTGTCTGTCGGTCGCTTTGGGGACACGCTGTACTCCGTCCCTGTTGCCTCCCCTAGCCCCCTACGGTGCCCCTGGCTTAATCAGGGACACCTATAGGGGGCTACCCAAAGCAACTCTGCTTCCGTCTTCCGAGGGAAGGGACAGAAGGAGCGTGCTTGACCAGACTGCCACGCAAGCCTTGCACTGTCCAGTGTTTTTTCGCTACGCTTTGCAAACGGTTCCCTGGAAGCAGCCTCTAACTGGTGGTTCAGCAGGGTTCCAGTGGAGCCGTTGAACTTCAAAAGGAACAGACATGTATTATAGCACTAAAGAAAAAGTACTATCAGCCATAAGGGATGGAATAGAAAAGCCGAGTGCCAGAACAATAGCAGAAAGAATAGCATACCTGTCGAGCATTGAAACAGAGGGATTCAAGCCTGATAAAGTTCCAGCCGTTTCGACAGTAAGGAATGCTCTCCGCTCTCTTGTCGACTCTGGAGAAGTCCTGAAGATCGAAAGGCCAGGGGCAGACTGGTTCGTTCTCGAAAGCGACGAAGACGACTTCGAAGACCATAAGACCAAGCCAGCTCCGAAAAAGAAGCCTCGAAAGACAGGACTGAAGGAGTCCCCTTCGAAAGCAGAACAAAGGAACGAGCAAATCAGAATCCAGGTTCGACCTATCCAGAGAAAGCCGATTCATGCCAGGACATCTGCGGAAAGGCGTCGAATTCGTCGAGCAAGGCACCTCGGAGCCCTTCGAATCGAATATATCGGGTCTGGCAAGAGACGCAGAAAGCGCTACATTTCGGGCAGATAGACTAGAAAGAAAAAAAAGACAAAGTTTTTTTCGAATTCTGTTGACCATGGGATCGATCAGTAGTATTTTGCCTCTTGTCAGGGAGAGGAAACAAACCCTGGACCCCCCAAAGGCAACAAAGACAAGGAGCAAAAAATGAGCAACAGAACTCTGGTACTCTATTACCTTTTGAAGAACGTGTGCACCGTCGAAGCAATCTGTGCTTGCTCAGGACTGGATGAATATCAGGTTCACTACGTTTTGACAGACCTTCAGATCGAAGGGATTGCATACGGAAACGAGCTTGGAATCTACAGGCTCCACAAGACAGACTAAACAGCAAACCCTGCTGACGAGGCCTGCGGCGGTAGGCCGAAACTCCTTCCCGGAGTCCAGGGACGCAACAGACCCTGCCCAGCCAAAACAACACAGACAAGGGAGAGAGCATGGTACCAGGAAGCAACAAACTCTGCAGGGGACTGGACGGAATCCCGATCGGACACTCCTACTCCGAATTGATGCGACTCGGAACGAAGAAGGACAGGGCTGCAAGAGGGAAAGAGCTTGTCTCGACTTTCAATAACCTATGCGAAGCACTGGAAGTCCTGAATGCGAACAACGGACAGACCAGCAGGATCCTTTCGGCCTACGGGCACGTTTCGAATGCGATCAACAGCATACTGGACGAAGAACCGGACCTATTTGTTCGGGAAGACTTCGAAGACTTGTTCGCAGAGTACAATCGACAAGACGGTGGCAAGGACGAAATGAGCCTTGGTGATTTGTTCCTCTGGCATTACAGCTGTACGGGAGAGTTCGCTCCGATCGTGTGGAAAGATCCGAAGCCGGAAGAAAGAGAAGATGTCATTCGAAAGCACAAGCTTTCTGAAGGCATGGTCAAGACAATCGAGACCAGCGAAACTCTGATTTGCATCGACAAGCGCACGATGAAAGCCCTTGTTGACAGAGAACTAGCAAAGTACAGAATTCTGTATCATGACAGTCAGAAAGGCGATGTCTGTTCGGATCACAGCGGAGAATTGACAGGACTTGGGCTTCAAGTCAGGAAGGCTTTGCTCTCTGTGTAGCAGCTCCACTCTGCCTCTTTCCTTTCGAAAGGAACAGCGATGGACTTGTTACTTGGAACCGCCACAAAGGAGGCACAGAACATGATTGACCGTAGCTTGTTCCCGTTCATCGTTGCTTTTCTCGTTTCCGAAGAAAAGCTCTCCAAGACCCTGAAGTCTCTGTCCCTGCCCAAGTCGAAACTGAAAGCCCCTCGTGGAGACTACTTTCGAGTTTCTAACAATTCAGTCTTCCAAGTTGCCTACGGATACAAGGGTAAGGGCTGGGCAGACAGAATGTCTGCAAACATTCAGATGCTAGGACTCAAGCCTTTTCGTCTTGACCTAGATGAAACTCCGACTCTTTCAACCACTGTCGAAGAAGAACCGGAGCAGCAACAGACTGCCCCCGCAGTCTGGACTTTCGAAGTTACGATCGCGAAAAACTCTCCCCTCATAGACTCCGACACTCTCGAAGGCGGATTGTTCAGATTCGACAAAGACGACGGAACCATTTATGTCAGTTTCGAGCGGTTCGACTTCGGACAGGAAGAACACTGTCCTGACTTCAAGTTCCGGGAAGCCTGCATCGAAAAGGCCACGTCTATCCTGATTGAAGCGGAAGAGGAAGAAGTTTCGTTCAGATTCGGAGACTCGGAAGACTTCGGATTCCTGTTCGAAAAGAAGGAAGAAGAAGTCTCGACAGACGAGGCAATGAGCACTGCAATGCGCACAATCGAGAAAGAAGACAGGAATACCCTGTCTTCCGCTGGAGACCCTTCGACAGGATTCCATTTCGAAGTGGAAGAGAAGCAGCAGGAAGAGAGCCCTGAGCCATCCGAGACTCCAGACGAGCCTGAACCTGTCGAGGAAGAGCAAGCCCCTGAGCCTGTCCCTGAGAAGCAACAGAAGAGCAAGAGAGCGTCTGTACAGGTGGACACCTTGAGCCCAGAGCAGCAGGAAGTCTTCCGACCCTACGGAATCGAAGAGATTGACGGGGGGGGCAAGTGGCGTCGAGGACTCGCAGTCGAAGCACTCCAATCCATCTACAGAGGAATAACAGGGAAGACAACGAAGTCTGCAAACCCAACTTCGATCGCAAACAGAATCAAAAAATTCCTTCTGAGCGGAAAGGCTCCGAAGAAGTCTCCCGAACTGAATCTGGAGAAACTCCAAGCCGAATACCTAGAACTGTTCGGGAAAGAGACCCGCTCGAAGGACCCTGTCTACCTGTCGAAGAAGATCGAAGAGAGAAAGAAGAATGGCACCCCTGAGCCTCGACAGACAAAAGTCGATATCATGAGCACAGAGACCCGCAGAAAGCTTCAACCAGCATGGAGCAAGGGACACAGCACATATAAGTCATTCGTGCGGAATGCAGTGGCAGAAAAGCTCTGTGCGTGCGACGCTCACGATCTGGCGGATTACATCAGGGGCGTTTCCTGACAGACCACATCAGTTCCCCTGCTACTGCTTCGAAAGCAGGGACCCTACCCCAAGCAACAGACAGAAGGAGACACATATGAGCTTTTCACTGGATGATAGCTACGGTTCGAAGGAGCCAGAAGGTACAGAGAATGTCTACCGCGGACAGTCTCACCCATATCCCCTCTCTGGATACCAGAAGGCGATCGTTGACTTCGTTCTCGACAAGATGGGGAATCTGGTTGTCAATGCCGTTGCTGGCTCCGGGAAGACTTCGACGCTCAAAGCCCTCGCTTCGTATATGACTGTCAAAGTTCTTTTCCTGGCCTTTAACAAGCACATTGCCACAGAACTTTCCGAAGATTTGAAAGGAACAACCTTCGACTGCAGCACGATCCATAGCCGAGGGTACGGTGTCCTTCGAAAGCGATTCGGGAGCTTGAAACTCGAAGCTCAAAAATATCGCAGACTCTGTGCTCTTGCAGTCGACCTACGAAGCAAGGACAGGAATCCAGGACGCAAGGAAAAGAAACTGCTGAATCAGTTTCGACGTATGATCCACACCGAGCAACAGGAGACCGTACTGCAGCAGGAACGAACGAATACCCTACAAGCTCTTTCAAAACTGGTAGACCTTGCTCGTCTGAACTTGATCCAATACTCAAGAGACTGGACGAAGGATCAACTCTACGATCTGTGCGAGCACTACGAAATTGATATCCATAGAGAGTTGGAAGACTGGGCTTGTTATGTTGTTCCTGCGATTCTTCGATACGGCCTGGCTGCAACCAATGACAACGGAGAAATTGACTTCACGGACATGATATGGATTCCCGGAGAACTGAACCTGCGTCCCTACCCCTACTCGTTTGTCTTTGTCGACGAGGCTCAGGACCTGTCACCCTGTCAACTTCGAATGGCTCTTTCCTGCGTCCACAGGAAAGGCAGGGTGATTGCAGTAGGAGACCGCAATCAAAGTATATACGGATTTGCGGGGGCAGATGTTGACTCTATCGACCGCATCATTGACAGGATTGACGCAACAGAACTTCCGCTTTCGATTTGCTATCGTTGCCCCCGTTCTGTGGTAGAGATTGCTTCGAAAATCGTTCCAGATATTGAGCCATACCCATGCTCAGAAGAAGGAACGATCGGAACAGTCGACCCTAAAGAAATTTCGAAACAGCTGTCAGAAGGAGACATTGTCGTATGCAGGACAACTGCACCTCTCGTAAAACTTTGCTTCGATCTGATTCGGCAGGGAATCGCTGCAAGAGTTCGAGGAAGAGATATCGGAAAGCAAATCATCAACACCTTGATTGAAATTTCAGATCAACCAGGGTTCAGGTTCAGAAGAATCGAAGACGAAATTGATTCATGGGAGAGGAAGAAAGCCCGTCGCATCCTCGAAAGGACACAAGGAGACCAGGACGATCCAGGAATCCAAGCTATCATGGATCGGGCGGAATGCTTGCGGGTCTTCCTAGAAATGACAGAGGCAGAAACGATCGAAGCACTGGAAGACGGAATCGAAGACCTGTTCTCGGATCAACGGCCTGCAATCTGGCTTTCGACAGTCCACAAGGTCAAAGGTCTCGAAGCGGACAACGTGTTCATTCTCCGGCCCGAACTCCTTCCCTTCCCCTACGCTCGTCTTCCCTGGCAGCAGCAGCAGGAAAGCAATCTGGAATACGTAGCCTATACCAGGGCTAAGAAGGCTCTATACTTCATCGACTCCGATGCCCCACAGAAAGACACAGAGGACTTCGAAGGGCAGGAGAGTGAAGGAGAAGCTTCATTCCCTACCCGTACCGCTGTCTCTTTCTCCGTTCAGTCTGGACACCCACAAACCTTCATCCTGGACACCTGCCGATGAACAATCAGATCGAAGTCGGAGACATCTTACAGATTGACCCATAAATCAATCCGGTCTTTGCCGCGTGTCTCCTGGTGGTAACAGAAGTCAGGACATGGGGAGTACAGGGGTATGTATTAGTACCCCAGAGTCCGAGTCCTGGACTCGCATTCCTGAGATTGCAACACAATCACTATGATAAGGTCGGAGAATCTGTATGGATGAGAGGAGAGGAAGAGTAGACCTGCAAGCACTTTCTACCATCATCAGAGACATAGCAGATCTGATTGAGAGAGAAGCTCAGCACAAAGCCCCGTGGACCCTGGAAGCCCTTGCTCCGCTTCTACTCCTCTCTTCCAGGGCTGCAGTGGACAAAGCCCGGTCCATCCGAGAAGAAGGGAAAGAAGACAAATCAAAAGAACTCCTACAACTCTGCTCTGCAATGCTTGAGATTGTGGAGCGAACACAACTGGTTGAGTTATGACATGGATTCACATCCCACACATATCGAGCTGTTTGCAGGGGCAGGGGGAGGACTCTACACAGCAGGATTGCTCGGATGGAGAACTGTTTGTGCAGTCGAAAAAGACCCCTACTGTCAAAAGATTCTTATCCAGAGACAGAAAGACGGAATCTTCGACCCCTTCCCAATCTGGGATGACTGTAGGACATTCGAAGGAAAGCCATGGGGTGGAGTTGTGGATATCGTGTCTGCGGGATTCCCTTGCCAACCGTGGTCAAAGATGTCTCACAGTAGAGGAGAATCCCACAAAAGGAATCTCTGGCCGGACACGATCCGGATCGTTCGTGAGATTAGACCAGACCTCGTCTTTCTGGAAAATGTGCCAGCTCTCACTTCCCATAGTTCAGGATACTTCGGAGAGATTCTCAGGTCCATGGCCAATAGCGGGTTTGATGTTGCGTGGTCAGTGCTGGGAGCTAGGGACTGTGGCGCGCCTCACATCAGGAGAAGACTATGGATACTCGGAGCAGTATCCAACCCCAAGGACAAGCGATTGGAAAGATGTCGGAGAAAATACAAACTGGGAGAACCTTTCCAAAAGGGCGCATTTAGCGGGAAGGATCGGTGGTCCTGTACACCCACAGTTCAGCGAATGGTTGATGGGTTGGCCAATCGGCGCAACAGACTTGCAGCCCTTGGAAATGGACAAGTTCCAATCGTGGCTGCAACTGCATTCAAACTCCTGTTTCGAAGACTGACAGATTCTGTCCGAGTATCGTGTTAGACTACGCCTGAATTGGAACCCATACCCAAGGCAACACAACCGACAGAAGGAGAACAGAATGCCCAGTTACACAATCTCGAACTCCCAGCGTTCCTGCTGGGAAAAGTGCAAGATGCTATGGCTGTTCGTGTTCGGACTGCGATTGCGACGTTCACGAGGGAAAAGCCTAGATTTGATTATCGGATCGCTCTGGCACGAAATGCTAGACGTATGGTGGAAAGAGGCAATCCATAAAGAGAGTTCTCTGTGGGCTCAGGAATACAGGGAAGTCCTTTCGAAAGGAATCGAGGAAGCAAAGAAGGAAGCCGGTGTTGAGTTCTCCCTTGATTCTGTGATGCCAGGCTATACAGAAGAAGAACTCGACGAGGCAGAAGAACTGCTGACATTCCTGATCCATAAATACGATTCCGAGTTCTACGACCAGACTTTAGAAGAATACGAACTGATAAAATCGGAGATTCGACTAGAATCCAGGACACAACCAAGGCCAGGAAGGTTCTCCCCTGTGTCCAGAATCTGTGGAACCATCGACAAGATTGTTAAAGATAAGTACGGTCAAATATGGATTGTCGAGCACAAGACTTGTTCATCCTACGGCAATCTCGATCTGTGGCTGGATAGACACGAGTACAATCCGCAAGCAATCACATACTCCTACCTTGTAGAACAGTGCCTTGGACTGAAGCCTGTAGGAGTCATCTACGATCTAGCCAGGAAGGCATCAGAGCCAGGACCTGAACAATACAAGGTCGTTTCGAAAGGAACCAGGCTTTCTAAAATCCTACCCAAGGACTCGACCAGCACAAGCCTCCTACGTGCAATCCGACACTATGGATTCAAAGTCGAGGACTACGAAGAACAGTTGTCGAAACTGAGGAGAAAGCAGAATCCTTTTGTCCGAAGGTACACAGTTCGATTTGTGGAACAGGACCAATGGAGAGTTGTTCGGGAACTCTGGAAAGTTTCTACAGAGATTCGACAGGCGTATCACAAGGAGTTGTTCGGGGCTTTGCAACTATTGGATAAAGCAGACTCGCTTGATTGGGCTCTCAAATTTCTGAAGCAGCACGGAGCAGACTACCCGCGTTCGAATCACGCTTGCTACCTGTATAACAGATCCTGTGAATACATGGACTTGTGCAAGTATCAGAACCGGACTGCCATCGAAAGGTACACAATCGATCGGACAGAACAAACACACTAGGGAATAACCATGGAAGAACTAGAACATTTGCCTATCCCGAAATATGGAGAACACATGGAAATGTGCGAGTTTGTCGAATGTGTACGAAGAGGCGTATTTTCTGACTACGACGGGTTTGCAAAATACGCAAACAGAACAGAAATGTTCAACAGAACTATCTGCCTTAGAAGTATCCGATCTGTATTAGGACCTGACAAGCGATTCACACATGTTGTGTGGTTCAACAAGTAAGAGCAGACGCAATAATGATTGACGTCAGAAAAGCAACACACAAGTTGGAAGAATGTATCGCTCCAGAATACGGAATCAGCTATGAACCGGACTGCTGTGGTACAGATCCGCTTGTGTGAGAAACACTCGAAAGAGCTTCTCGAAAAACTCGACAGGGCAATTTACAATACAAAGTGAGAACAATAAACAAAATCCAGAAAGAAAAATACAATCTTCTTTTAAAGAAGATGTATGGAAAGCAACATACAATCAGAACAAGCAAAAAGCTCGTTGCAGAAAAGACAGACCATAAAAGACCAAAAACAAGAGGAGAATGTGGGAACAGGAGACCCTGCCCATGGGTTGGATGCAGACACCACTTGTTTATAACTGTAACAAAAAGCGGATCAATAAAATTGATATCACGCACAATGCAAATACATGAAATGAAAGAAACATGTTCATTGGATATTGCAGACCGTGGAGGCTCTTCTTTCGAAGAAATGGCCAGACACATGAACATAACCAGAGAACGTGTCAGACAGATTGCATTGACTGCAATCGCAAAAATGTTTGACATGATGAAGGAGGACTTGTGAAAGCAAGCGAACTACACAAAGAACAACCCTTCCTGAAGCTTCTCGTATACGGGGACTCAGGGACGGGGAAGACGACATGGGCTTCGAGAAGCCCTCTCCCCTTCATTATCGCAACCGAACATCAATCGATCCCATCGATCGCTGTTGCGAACCCGGACGCTGAAGTTTTCCTCGTCCGAGACTATGAAGCGATCTCCCGTATCGTCGAGGCTATGACGAAGGGAACCGTTGTCGATGTCGATGGACAGCCCGCTTTGCAGTTCAAGGGAAAGGGATCGGAGAAATACACGATCCAGACCCTTGTGTTCGACTCCTTGACAGATCTTCACACTCGGATCTCCGAATACATGAGGGTTGACGAAGACGAACGTAAGACCCTGAAGCGATGGGGATTGACTCAGAAAGAGCTTGGACGCTTTCTGCACAAACTTCGAAGTCTACCATGCAACGTAATCTGCACAGCTCTCCAGCAGTCGACTGGAGGAAGCGACGGGATTCCTCGCAGGACTGTTCCAGCTCTACATGGACAGATGCCCGAGCGAGTAGGGCAGTATTTCTCCGGGGTAGGCTATGCTCACAAGCGAAGCGGACAATACGCAATTGCATGGAATCTAGGACAGCAGTTCGTGACAAAGACCCTTCCTACTCTGGAAACAATACCAGGTGTCACAGTTTCGAAATTGGACACTCCAGGCTGCACAACACTAGGCTCTCTCCTGCTTTCGATGTATCCAGACATGGATTCTGTACCCCATGCGGAAGGGGACTCTGCAGAACATGTCAAACAGGAGGCGTAGCGCAAGCCACAGACCCTCTGGAGCCTTTCGACAGGACCGACCAAGGAAACACACCTGAACCCAAAGCAGGAGTTCTGAGGGCCCCTCATAACCACGCCGAAGGAGCACAAACACATGAGCAACGACAGTCCATTTTCCCTAGACGAAGACTACGGATCCGAAATAATCGAAGAAGGAGAACACATCGCACAAATAACAAAGGCCTTCCTGACAGAGTCTCGAAAAGGGGATCCAATGATTGCTTTGCGCTGGACGATCGTTGAAGATGCCCAGAAAGGTCTGAACTGGCGAGAGTACATCATCTGTAAGAAAGTCTGGTACGGATACGGCAAACTACAGCGGATCTGTAGAGCCACAGGAATCCAGGCGATAGACAAGGATCCAGCAGGACTCAATCCTCTTGTCTCGGAGTCTGTCACCAGGAACATGCTCGGAAAGGTGTGCATCGTCGAAACGAAGAATCAGGACACAGAAGGGAACGACGGTCGCAAGTTCACGAATGCACAATCGGAAGAGTACAGCCGACTTCCACGGGAAGCGGTCAAGCTCATGCTAGCCACATACGACGATGGAGAGCCACCCCTTCCTGATGATTCATACCAGGACTTCGACGGAAGGCCGTTGGATGGATTCGGTTCGAACGGAGAAGACGACACTACATATTATGACGCAGACGTCCCCTTCTAGTCTGTTATAGAGTCGAGAGGCAAAAGCCTCTTGGCTACCCTACCCAAAGCCACAGACAGGGGAACTGACATGCTATGGAGATTACGAGCAAGGTTGCTCTATTACTTCGCTTTGCACTCTGGAAATCCTGTTGTCTCGCTTCAACAGTCTACAGTTTCTCTCCTTCTGGAGATACCAGTTGACGAAGTAAAGGAAGCGATAAGGAATAAGCTCGCTCCAGAATTAGCAAAGGGAAGAATTCTCGCATCCATCAAAAGAGATGGAACTGTTGTTCTGGAAATCGACAAAACCATTGTTCGAACGGATGACATCAACTCTATATTCGAACACTGGAAACGGAACGCAGAAAAAAACAAGCGGACAAGATTGACTCCGAGGCGACGCGAGAAAATTAGACTTCGACTGCAAGAGTTCTCTGCACAGGATCTGAAGCGCGCTATTGATGCGATGCTTGCAGATGACTTCTACAATCCGAAACAGCCAGGAAAGAAAGCATACAATGACATTGAACTAGTATGTCGAACCACAGACCACGTTGAACGCTTTCTCGAAATGTCAGATGCAACAAATTCGAAACAGAAGCAATCCATTCGTGACAGAATCAGGAGCCACAGTTGACCGGACACTCCGAATCCCCAATCGAGTTTCTAAAGCGAGCAGGGATAGCCTTCAAAAAGCTAGGTTCGAAAGAAGTCCGGTTCAAGTGTCCAGAGTGTGGAAAGTCTGAAGGATTCAGTATGAATCTCAAGACTGGCCAATGGGGTTGTCTTCGAGCAAGCTGTGGTAAGAAAGGCAACCTTCACACTTTGAAAGGGCTTCTCGGATTCGCCTATGAGATTGGAGACTTCACAGGAGAAAGCCGGAAAGAAGAACTCGAATGGTCAAAGGCTTTCGAACCGTCTCATGGATCTGAAGCGGAACTCTGGGCTTCGTATCTGTGGAGTTCGAAACTTGCAGATCCTTCAAGAGTCTACCTTCGAAACAGAGGAATCTCCGACAGAGTTTCTAAACTGGCAAAACTCGGATGGATCCCAAGGAATCCAGGCGACAAGCGAACCGGAAAAGTCGTAGGACAAGGACTCATTTCCATACCCTACTTCGGCCCTGCTTCGAAAAGTGAACCTGTAATGGTGAAACTTCGAACTGTTCCACCTGAATCTGCAGGGTCTATTCGATACTCACAAATAAAGGGTGGAACGCAAATCCTATACGCACCTATAGGACTCCGAAAGGACAAGACTGCCCTTGTTGTAGGAGGAGAAATCGACTGTCTGTCTGTGGTTCAGTCTGCGATTGATTGGGAACTCGACAAGGGAGATTGGGAGGCCTGTGGCATCTGTCCGTTCTCTGTTCCTTCTGGAGAAGGTAACTGGAAGGATACCTTTTCGAAACAGCTGGAAGAGTTCGAAGAAGTCGTTGTGTGCTTCGACAATGACGAGGCTGGAGAGATTGGGGCCAGTAAGGCAGTAGAATCAATCGGTGTCTACAGGTGCAAAGTAGGACACTGGCCAGAAGGTTACAAAGACGGAAACGAGGCCTACCAAGCAGGGTCTCTTGATTGGACTGCTGTCGAGACTATAGTCAGGAACGCAGAATCTGTAGGACAGAAAAAGATAGTATCGATCCTGGACCTGAAAGCAGACATTCTGGATTCCATCTTCCGAGAGAACCCTAAAGGCTGGCCTACTGGCTGGAACTGTCTCGACGAAGCAATAGGAGGATGGAGACCAGGAGAAGTGACGCTTGTTACAGGACAGAGCGGAGCTGGAAAAACAACCTTCGTACTAGATGCAGCCTACAGGCAAGCCGCAACAGGAAAGAAAATCATGGTCTGTGCCATTGAAGGTGGGCCGACATTTGCAGCGGTCAAACTGATTCGGAGACATGTAGGGAAGGATCCTTACAAAGCAGGGAAAGAAAGTTGCGTTCAGGCTATCGAAGAATTCGGACAGTCGTTTGTGATGTTTCGACATGTCGGAGCTGTCGACTCTGCGAAGTTCAGAGAGACTTTAGACTACTGTGTGAGAGGACTGTGTTGTAATTGTATTGTTGTTGATCATTTGCACTTTATGACGAAAAGAGACTCCAGAAAAAGATGGGATATACAAGACCAAATAATTATGGATTGCCAGACTATAATTTCTACTTCTCAATCTCATATGTGGCTACTTGCCCACTCGAATGCCCCTAAACAGTACACGAACCGCGATGATTACACCGTGCAACTTTCTGATATCAAAGGACACACAGAAGCCTTTCAGGACGTTGCAAACGTCCTTTCTGTCTACAGACCAAGGTCGAATGACAGAGAAGATTTGAGAGACGAGCTAGGTCTATACCCTGCTGCTGTGGTCTCACTGAAACAAAGAATGGAATACGGAAGAGAAGCGCTTATAGAGATGAAGCTAGACAAAGAAAAAGCAATGTACCTGGACCCCGAAGAAGGAATTCCGTTGTGAGACACATGGCTTGTGAGAATTGTATTTATGCCAGATGCATGGTTGATGCGAACACTAGGCCGATGGATTCAGGCTGATAGCATTCCTGGCAAAGTACCTAGAACCAGGGCAAGACCCGGTATCATTCGCCAAAGTCCTGCTGTCAGAAGCAGGCTACGATGTGACTTTGGAAGATAGGAGACATGCCAGAATGAAAGCTCTGTCAATACATCAGCCCTTCGCTTCTGCGATTATCGAAGGAGTGAAGAAAGTGGAGAATCGCACTTGGGGATATCTTTCCCTTACAGGACAGACGATTGCGATTCATGCCACTTCGAAAAGGTGGAATCCCGGACTTCTCGAGAAGTCACAGATTCGGAAACTGTGGCCAAAGTGTCACGATCCGAAGTCTTTCAAACTTGGCTGTATCCTCGGGACTGTTCGAATCAGGGCAATCCTCGGAGTAGACGATCCTGCTGTCAGGAACGATCCCTGGTCTACAGGTCCGAAGTGCTGGTTGCTCACTGCACCTTTGAAGCTTCGAAAGCCAATCTACTGTGCAGGCAAAAAAGGACTCTGGACTCTTCCTGATTCTATAGAGTGGAAGATGACTCGTTCTGACTGGCCAACTCCCAAAAGGCCGAAGTGCAGTTGCGAAAGCGGAAAGCAGGTGTGTTGCCTGGTCTCTACAGATCTAGGACTGGTCCAGGGATGCAGAGACTGCAGACCAAAGGGAAAGCCTATCTTCTAGACGTCTCCACTTTAAAACTGGAAACTTGCACGTTTCGCGACTCTTCCTTGAGCACTTGAGTCTAGCTCTCCAGTCGAAAGAGGATCTCTCTTTCTTTGTCTTCTCGACCGAATACAGAATCACTTGTGCCATAATCTCTGCAGAGAGCCACGGACAAAGCCTGTCTTCCGACTCGTATCCAAATTCACGGGGCCAGTGTCGAACGAGCTGGTAGGGTCCGCAGGCTTTTCGATGGCTGCATTTCTCTGGCTGGTCTGTCCAGTCGTTTCCGTGTTCTGATATCAGATATCCGCCTAGAGTCTCGCAGTCGACTTCGAAACGAATACAAGCAGAAAATGCAGGGACGGAATATTCAATAGGGACTCTCCCTACTGCCCACATTCTCCAGACGAAGACAGCCAGCCTAGCTGTCATTCCCCCGGCGACACACCTTCTTTCCGGCCCGATTCAGGCCCTGTGGAGCCCTCTGAAGGATTCAAGTCCAACTCTGGCACATCGACAGGGTCTTGACTGTCCTGTGGCTTCTCTGTGGCTTCAGGGCTGTTTGCGACAGCAGAGCTACACCCAAGATTAGTCAGGATCGTCCAAGTCGACAGGATCACAATCAACATTGCAATCCCCATCGCTATCTTGCTCCATTTCCCCGGAGCCTGTGGAGGTGACGGTAGGATTGGAGACGATAGGATTGTCGGAAGACTCGATAGTGACGATTTTGATTGCCCGGATTGGGGTTGGACTTGTGACATCTTCTATCGCTTTTTGCTTTGTGTTGCTGGTCCTGAGCCACACAAGATAGTTCTTCAATTCAGTCGCAAGATATGTAACAGCAGAAATAAGAAAGTACAAAGCCAGATCAAGATCTATCTCCATTTCTCTCCTTCTGGAATCGACTTTTCAATTCTGCGAATCCTGCTAGGACCACGCTTGTGCTTTGAATAGCTTGCAACCAGATCCTTGTATGAATAACAACCATTTACCCAACGATGAGAACTATTACATGATCTTTCATACAAAGCAATCTCTCTTCCTGTTGTCATAAAATGACGAGAAAGATGTCTTTTGATTACCTCCAGCCACTCCCTTAACTGGACTTCCCACCAACCAGGATCAGTTGCAAGATTGATTATCCTTTCTCGCATTTCAGGATCGTCCATTGGAGGACCATTGTTGTCCTGCCGAAGATTGCATCCTATGTCAAATCCCATCTCTTTTTTCAGAAGCTTTGGAAGACCAGACCCTGCCCTTCTTCGAAAGCCCATAGTTAATCCGTCCTGAGTACTGCAGTAATCAAGGCCACAGCTCCATTCCGAAGATACCAGAAAAGCCAAAGTTAACAGATTGGCTTCTGAAAGAGGAAGCTTGTCAAGCCTTGAAAAAAACCTTGCAGTCCATTCCTTTGATGACTCTGCTCCATGCTTTCCCCTTGGATGCCAAGCAAGGTGGGTATAGCTTTTTGACCCTTCCTTTCTCCAGCATGCCCCTCTTGTCTTTGGTCCGACAATTCCGTCAACAACAAGTCTGTTGTTTTTCTGGAAAAGACGAATCTGTGTATCAGAAGGAGAAGGATACCCAGGGATCACAAGTGGTTTATGCATCGTCGATTGGACAGAAAAGGTTATAGAAAGGACGTCGGTAAATGTCAACAGAACTGCATTTCATATAGAGACGAGAAGGGGAACCGCGAAATATTCTGGAGAAAAAGTCTGTGCTTGAATACTCGCCACAAACAACGAACTCTCTTCCATTTGCACAAACTCCCATTATACCAGATGCTTCGGAAGCAGGAGGGGCCTCAATTACTGCCCCGGTCTGCTTGTCTAGAATAACAGCTCTGTTCTCTGTACCGACAAACAACCACTTGTCATCGACAGCTGTATAAACAGGACTTGGAGAACTGGATATCAAAGAAGAAATATCTGTACTCCAGATTGCAAGAGAAACAGAGAACCAAGCGGCATCTTTCTTCAGACAGTATACAGTCTGTGTTGAGACTGAATACACATACAGGAAAGTTCCGTCTGTGCAAATTCCAGCAAGGATCCAGGACGCTCCTCCAAAGTTTGCAACACTTGCAGATCCAGTCGAAAGATCAACCTGAACAATATTGTTTGTTCCGCCTCCACCTATTGCAAAAGCATAGTCAGAATCAACACATAAAGCTTCCAGAGAAGTTCCGGTCAACACATAATTGATAATACTGGACAGTGCAGAATTGCGAATTGCAACAGTACTTCCATGGATATATGCGACCTTGCTTCCATTGGATTTGATCATTCTGATCGGCTCATTGTGGGCTTCCGTTACTGGGCCCAATGCAACGGCTCCAGTAGAAGGCACAAGCCCTACAACCTTGTCATTTCCACTTGTAGACACAAAACCAACATAGACATATGACCCTGGTGCACACAGACTCGAAACAGCTTCAGAAAGTGTAGCAATCCAGGCCTCTTCTCCTTGACCAAGATTGTCAACTTCGAAAGCATGAACTGTGTTGTTTACAAATCCACCTGTATGATCTGCACAGTATAGATATCTGTTGTCTGTGTCACAGTCCAATGGTTCTATGTCTGTGTGGACATCAACAATCCTCTGAAATGGAGCATTAGAAAAAACATACGATCTGATTGTGGCCAAGTCTCCATTGCCTAGCCCTGCCTCAACAGCACTCAAAAAAGAAGTGAACCTTCTAATGATTACAGAGCCAATCCAGGAAAGGACTGTATAGATGAAATTCCATCTCCAGTTGAATTCTTCGCTCGGAGGAATATCGTCTGTAGCCCATCCATCATCTTTCTTTGCTTCGTCTGGTTCCGTTTTGCCTTCAGGGGTTGACCCATCGCACCAGTGCAGATCGTCAATATCAGGCTTTGCGCTAGGTGATTCTGCCATTAGATTACCCTACTTGCTAGTTTCCCCTGGTCAAACCCTGGTCCACTGTTAAATCTGAACACTCCAGGCCTGCCTTCTTCCGCTTCCCACGAAACACCTGCAGGAGTCAAATCACGAATTGAGTTTGCAATGTGTTCCAGCCACAGTGCAGAAGTGGGAGAAGCCGTTAACCACTCAAGAGAATAATGTGCTCTTCCACGCTGGCGATATCTGACAGAAGTCTCTACAAGAGTTGATATGATTCTGATCAGTCTTGTTACCTCTCCTTGTCCTAGATTGATGTCAATCTTTGTCTGAATCGCAAGCCTGTATTCTTCGTCTGTCCACCCATCAATACGTGACTGTCCTACAATCAAACCCCACTGCTTCAGACTGTCTCCAGTTGCGGTTTGCAGAGTCGTATCTGTCCAGAGTTTCACCAGTTCTGTTTCGAGTTCGTTTGACTCTTCAACAATGACACCGATCAATTTCTTTAGATTCTCTGCATTCGAAAAGAAGGATATCAAGTCCTCCAAGACGTATGCAACGTGGTCCTGAATAGGTGTGATAGGTGGCATGATTCAGACTCAGATCGGAGAGGAAGAAACAGCAATGTTCGTCTGGTCGAGAGTCGCAATCTCGTCAATGTCGACTGGCAAGTCAGAAGTATCGCCAGGACCAGGGGCACTACCGAACTTTGCCCTGACTTCCATCGACACGATTCCCAAAACATCGTCCGAGACTCCACAAAGGAATTCTAGCAACCTGACATCATCTCCCACAGACAGAGACTCCCCGATTGATTCGGCTGCGTCCTTGACTGCATTGTCTCCTTCGTATGCAGAAGAATATCCAATCACAAACTCCATGTAGAGAATAAGCTCTGTTGCATACGAAAAAGCGACAAACTGTGGATATCCCTGTTCGTCTGTGACTAT